CCACTTTGTAATCGTGAACTACTGGTGTTGGAAATTTCTCTTTTCTCTTTTTCAAGGCTTTTCTGCTGTTGCTCCCACCATCTAATCCTGTCGTGTTGGGCGTATGGAAGGTCGCCATTCCATCGGGCGACAATCCAAATTCTGTCCCTCTGATGGTTTGCTCCAATGTCTGCTGCTCCCAACACTCCCCATCTCGCATCAAACCCCATTGCGGCCAAGTCTCCGAGAACTCGTCCAAGTCCCCTAGAAGTGAGCATTGGTGAGTTTTCCACGAACACGAATCTTGGTCGTACTTCGTGAATGATCCTCGCCATTTCTCCCCACATTCCTGATCGCTCTCCATCGATTCCCGCTCCTTTTCCAGCGGCTGAAATATCCTGGCAGGGAAAACCCCCCGAAATAACATCAACAATTCCTCTCCAAGGTTTTCCGTCAAAGGTTTGAACGTCATCCCAAATCGGGAAAGGCGGGAGAAGTCCGTCATTTTGCCTGGCGCACAGTACGCTTGCGGGATAGGGTTCCCACTCAACGGCGCAGACTGTTCGCCATCCAAGCAGCTTCCCCCCAAGTATTCCTCCACCAGCACCCGCGAAAAGAGCCAGCTCATTCATACCACCCTCGCGCCTTTGCCGCGCAGTTTTTCAATCTCCGCATCTCCAGCGGCACACATCGCAGGATTCGCCAGCAGTTCTTTGCTGCTGTAAATGTGCGCGTCTGGATGGCCGTTTGCTACGTCCTTGCCGTCCACAACATAGACCGCCGTCCACTCATTCGGGCCATCCTTGCGCTGCCAATGCACCAGATCAGGATGCAACACATGGCTCTCGCAGCCGGTGACTTGCCACTCGAGCGGAATGTCGTCGGCGTCGTGTCTGGCGCAATGCCAGGTACTGTCAGGCTTGGCTGTGCTGTGTGCGCAAGTGCGGCAGTTGACTTCCTTGGTATGTTGAGCTTCATGGCACATCGCATACGCTGGGCACCACTTGCATTGATACCAACTGGGGTCAGTACTCAGCGGCTCGGGCATACGATCAGCCAACGCAATGCGTTGGCCTCGTTGGATATACTTTTCGGCCACTTCCTTGTCATATGCGATTCGTTCTGTATAGATTTCGTCGTTGTCTTTGCATATGGCAACGTACAAAGCGCGATTGATGCCCGTTCCCGACATATAAAGTTGCATCTGCACAAAATGCTCGGGTTTTGACTTCTCAACGCCTTGCTTCTGTACGTCTGCAAACGACTTGCTTGAGTGCGTCTTGAACTCGGCAACGTGCTTGGTCTTGACTGCGCCTGGCACGCCAGCGTCTAAAATGGCGTCAATGCTGCCCGACAAGTGACTGCCAAAAGCCACCCGCATCTGCTCCTCCAGCGCACGCACCTTGATGCCAATGCTGCGCAGATCATCAATGATCGTTGCCTCTTCGTTCCGGCCCCGTCTAAACATCCGCAGCACGCGACCGGGAAACGATGGCTTGACCGCAAACCGAAACGACAACCATAGCCACCGGTCGCACGGGTGGCCGACAATGGAGCAGCCCATGTGTGGGCGGGGCATCTCAAGGCTGGCCTGCGCCTCGTGGTGCTTGTCTATGAGCGCCGTGATGCTATTCTCTGCTTGGGGGATTTCCATCCTCTGTCTCCTTAGTTCAGTTTGGGGCGGCGTCAAGTCAGCACTTGAGGATGTCGATGCCAAGGTTTTTCTGACTTTCCACTTGGCCTAGTCAAAGACCAAATCAAGCCGCCCCGCCTTTTTACTTCTTAGCCCAGGGTGGCGATGCCTTGGCCGGCGCACCAGCAGGCGCGTCGGGCTTTGGCTGCGGCGGCAGGCTTCCGGTGTTGCTGCGCCAGCCCTTCACCTCATTCTGGGCGCCATATTCGCCCGATGCTGGGCGAATGTCCACCTTGATGCTCAAGTGGCCGTTGATGAGCTGATCTGTGTCGTTGACCGCAGGCAGACCCAGCGCGCGCATCAGGTCGCCCAGTTGCTGGCGTCCGATCTCTTCGGCTTTGACATTCGGGTTGCGAATGTTGAAGTTGCCAAACACGCAACGACCTTGGCAACTTGGGCCGGTCACGTCATAGCGCACCTTGATGTACTGGCCGGTTCCGGCCTTGGTATCCTTGAGTTCTGCCTCGGTGATGATGCAGGTGTACCAGCCAGCAGGCAAGAGTTCGTAGGACTGCGAAGGTTGCAGCTCTGCTGCGCTGTAGGTTTCTCCGAGTTTCATTTCTCTTCCTTGTTTTGAACGATTAAAAAGGATGGCCGACCGGGTTTCGCGGTGATGGCCGGGGCTAACAGTTTGGTGATGGTCGGGTCGGTCGCTTTCCATACGCTAAGGTTGATTTCCGGCTTCCACCGGCAGAGGGTTGAAAGGTGAGATTCAAGACCGTGCTGTGCCGCCAGTTCCTGAATCTTGTCGGCGTCAACCTTTCGGTCGATGCGCCCGGTGATTCTGATGACGTAATCACCAATTTGTTTTGTAACCGTGCTGTCAAGGTCAGGCTGCAAGCCAAATGACTTGACCATTTCATCTTCCAGACGCCTGCGGTTTTCCACCGCGATGCGCTCAACCTCTTTTTCGGCGTGCCATTCGGCGGCAATCTCGTGCATGGGCCTCATGCTGCACCGCCGATCTTTTTGATGATCTCGCCAAGGTCGGGTGCTTCCCATGTGCCCAACTTGCCGCTGCGATCCTTGGCGATCCAGAGGCCATCGCTGTCGCACATCAGGGCGCGCTGGCTAACGCCGTCTGCGTCTTTCTCAACTCTTAAAGCAAGCACTTCGTCGAAAAAATAAGGCAAAGACTGACCTGTTTTGTTGCCTGGCATTGAGGGCGAATACAAGATGCGCCCCATTTCGTCTGCCGTCTTTTCGAGCTTGGCGGTCATCAAAACATGCCGGCCTGGCAAGTCGCGGAAGGCGCGGATCACGTCGGCCATCTGTTCCTGCATCGCACCGTAGGCTTGCCTCGGATCCTTGGCAATCTTCTTCTCGGAGTTCAAGCAGACCTCTGCAATCTCCGAGATGCTGTCAAGGGCCACCGATTGAAACTTCTTGGCCTCGCCGCTGGAGAGCCATTCATAGGCCTCCATGAGATCGGCCATGCTGGTGATCTCAAGGTAAGGCAAGTCGGCGTCCTGAATGGACAGCAAGCCACCCTCTGCTGACAACACCACCACGTTGGGCAGCGTTTTGATAAGGCTGGTCTTGCCAGCCCCCGCTTGGCCGTAGACCAAGACTTTGACACCGTTGCCCGACAGGCCGCTGGTTGATTTCAGATTGATTGCCATTTTTGGGTTCTCCAGTTTTGGCGTTGGTAGATGCCGGTGACCGACCGGCGGCGGTAAAGCATTAGGGCTTCATTTGCCAAAAGTAGATGGCAAACGGCAGGCCAAGAATGGCGGCGGCTAGGGTGGCTTGGGCCACCTCGATCAGCAGGCGCTTCATGCTGCCACCTCTGCGGCAAGACCAAGCATCCACTCGGTGGCTTGCTCAATGGTCATCCAGTCGCTCATGTCAATGAACGTCTTGCCCATGAAGTAACCGGCCTGCACGCGACCTTTGCGTGCGCGGGTGACCATCTCAACGCCAGAGGCGGCGCGGGCGGAAAGGGTGGCTTGGGCGAGTGCTTGTACGTTGTTCATCTCTGTCTCTCCTGTTTTGCGCTCTTCAGAACATCTGTTCAGCGCATGAGTTGAACTGTACACGCACTCGTGCTAGGATGCAAGCACTTTCTGCAACTTTTTTTGACATCACATGAACTTGACCGAAATTCAACAACGTTTGGCTGACAGGAAGCTGCCGGTAGTGGCCGAGGCAACTGGGTTGTCTGTGTTCACGCTGTATCGCTTGGTGAACGGCAAGACCAGGCCAAGTAAGTCCACCATGCGAAGCATCGAGAACTATTTGCGCGACACCAGCACGGTGGCGGTTAATGAGTGACCCGTTTAAGATAGACAGCCCAACTTGCATTAGTTTTAGCGGTGGGCGCACCAGCGCCTATATGTTGTGGCGCGTCCTCCAAAGCAACGGCGGGTTGCCAGACGAAGCGCGGGTGTGCTTTGCGAACACGGGCAAGGAAGACCCAGCCACGCTGGACTTTGTGCGCGACTGCGGCGAGCACTGGGGTGTGCAGATTCATTGGCTGGAGTGGCAACCCGAGGAGCCGATGTGGCGCGAGGTAACGCATGGCACCGCTTCGCGGCAGGGTGAGCCATTTGAGCAGTTGATCGTCAAGAAAAATTACCTGCCCAACCCCGTGACGAGGTTTTGCACGGTCGAATTAAAGATCAAACCATTCGCCAAGTACCTGCGCAGCATTGGCTGGGATGAATGGGACAACTTGATCGGCATCAGAGCAGATGAGCCGCGCCGAGTTGCCAAGATGCGCGCCAACCCATCTGATGGAATGCGTGGCATTTATCGGCGCGTGCCGTTGGCTGATGTCAATGTTGGCAAGCAGGACGTAGCTGCGTTTTGGAAAAGCCAATTTTTTGATCTTGGGTTACCCAACTTTGGCGGGGTGACGTATCACGGCAATTGCGATCTGTGTTTTTTGAAAGGCGGTTCGCAAATTCTTAGCTTGATTACCGAGTCGCCAGAGCGTGCTGTGTGGTGGGCCAAGCAAGAAGGCAGCATTTCAAGTCCCGGCATTACTGGGGGAGGCTACTTCCGCAAGGATCGCCCATCCTACGCCGCCATGCTGAAGTTCAGCAAAGAACAACGAGATATGTTTGACAAAGACGAAGAAGCAATCAGTTGCTTCTGTGGAGATTAATGAATGGCTAATCTGGTTCACATCTTTGGCGGTGCGTGGTCGCCACCCCCCGCACCCGTGCTGGCCCCGCCAGAGCAGCAGCTCCAGGACGCGATGCGCGATGCTGGCCTTGAACCACCCGACACTATCCACCTCGACGGCAAGATTCATCGCTTCAAGTCCGGCACGAAGGGATCGCCAGGACACGGTGACAAGCCGGGTTGGTACATCGCCTTCAGCGACGGCATCCCAGCAGGGCGCTTTGGCTGTTGGCGGGCGGGCATGGAGTCAACGTGGCGGGCAGAGGTGGGCAGGCAGCTTAATCAGGTGGATGAAATGGCTTTCGCTCGGCGCATGAGCGAGGCCAAAGCCGCTCGCGACCTCGAGCAGGCACGCAAGCACGAGGTGGCTGCCGATGTGGTCGACACCATCTGGAGCGACTGCATAGGCGCCTCGCCAGATCATCCGTATCTCAAGCGCAAGGGCATCGCACCGCACGGTGCCAGAGTTACAGGCGATGGCAGGCTGGTGGTGCCTCTGTACGACGCTGACGGCACGATGTCGTCGCTCCAATACATTGATGGCGAAGGCGGCAAGCTGTACCACCCAGGCGGGCAGACGGGCGGCAAGTTCTGGGTGTTGGGATCAATGGACGAGCCTGGCAGCATCTACGTTGCCGAGGGTTTCGCCACGGCTGCGACCATCCATCAGGTCACCTCAAGGCCAGTTGTCGTTGCATACTCAGCGTCCAACCTTGTGCCGGTGACCGCAACCATGCGCGGCCTGCACCCAACCAGCGATTTGGTGATTGTGGCTGACCATGACAAAAGCGGAGTCGGCCAGCGTTACGCAGAGCAAGCCTGCGCCAAGCATGGGGCGCGGATGGTGATGCCACCAGACGAAGGCGATGCCAACGACTACGTCCAGGCAGGCGGTGACTTGTTGGCGTTGCTGACTCCGCCAGTCAACGATTGGCTGGTGGGTGCTGACGACTTCAGCGCCCAGCCCGCACCCCTCAAATGGTTTGTGAAGCACTGGCTGCAAGCCGACGCCCTGGTGATGG